ATACGACTACTTAATATTAATGAGGGTGGCCTGGTCTCCAGGCCATCTTCCTAAAACTATTATAAGTAGTAGTAATTAATTTAAAGGAAATATAAAATGGCTGAATTATTTGGATTTAGTATTACAAGGGCGAAAAAACAAGCCGATCCGAAACAGAGCTTTACTACAACTCAGGCAGATGATGGTACACAAACTATTGCTGCTGGTGGTTACTTTGGTCAGTACCTCGATATGGAAGGTACGGCAAAGAGTGAGGCGGATCTAATACGTAGATATAGAGAAATAGCTTTACACCCCGAATGTGATATGGCAATAGAAGATATTGTCAACGAGGCTGTTGTAGCTAACGAAATGAAAGACGCTGTAAGAGTAAATGTAGATAATTTACCTTATGGTAAAGATGTAAGAAGAAAAATAGAAGACGAATTTCAAAATGTATTAAAGTTAATGAATTTTAATACAAAAGGCCACGACATCTTTAGAAGATGGTATGTTGATGGCCGAATTTACTATCATAAAATTATTGATAGAAATGCTCCTGTAAAAGGTATTACAGAGTTAAAGTATATTGATCCTCGTAAAGTTAAAAAAATTAGAGAGATCAGAAAGAAAAGACCAGAGGGTGCTGGTCCTAATATGCTTTCAGTTGTAGATGAGTATGTTGAATACTATCTTTACAATGAAAAAGGTGTATCAGGTACGACAACTGGTACAGGTATAAAGATAGCACCTGACACAATCGCATTTTGTCCGTCAGGTCTTATAGATCAAAACAAAAATATTGTTATGTCTTATTTACATAAGGCAATTAAACCTGTAAATCAGTTAAGAATGATTGAAGACGCTACAGTAATTTACAGAATTGCTAGAGCGCCTGAAAGAAGAATATTTAAGATTGACGTAGGTAATTTACCTAAACAAAAAGCTGAACAATATCTACGAGATGTTATGGCAAGATATAGAAATAAACTTGTTTATGACGCTTCAACTGGTGAGATTAGAGACGACAGAAACTATATGTCTATGTTGGAAGATTTCTGGTTACCAAGTAGAGAAGGTGGTAGAGGTACAGATATTACAACTTTACCAGGCGGCCAAAACTTAGGTGAGATTGCTGATATAGAATACTTTAGAAGTAAACTATACAGATCACTAAATGTACCTGTAAGTAGATTAGAAGGATCAACAGGATTTAATTTAGGTAGAGCTTCTGAAATAACTAGAGATGAATTAAAATTTACTAAATTTGTTCAAAGGTTAAGAAAGAAATTTACCGAGTTATTTAATGACCTATTAAGAACACAACTAATTCTTAAAGGTATTATAAATGAAGACGATTGGTTTAATGTAAGTGATTCATTAAATTATGACTTCATACAAGACGGCCATTTTGCTGAATTAAAAAATACAGAGATGGCTAGAGAAAGACTACAATTAGCTAATGAGATGAGAGAATACATAGGTAAATTTTACTCAATAAAACACATTAGAAAAAATGTATTAAAACAAAATGACAGAGAAATAGAAGATATGGATAATCAGATTAAGAAAGAAATTGAAGATGGTCTGATAGATAGTCCAACTTCTCAAACTTCGGATATGGAATAGGAGAATAAAAAATGGCAAATGAAAATACTAAAAACTTTATAGATCAACTATCACAAGGTAATAATGATGACGCTGGAGAAGCTTTTAAAGCTGCTTTAAGAGACAAGGTTGCTGATCAATTAGATAATGCTAGAAAAGATTTAGCAGGCAATATGTTTAAAGCACCTGAGGCTGAAAACTTTAGTGATCCAAAACCAGAGATTGCTGACCCAGGAGTATTTAATGCTGATGGTTCAGTTTCAGCAACACCAACTGATACAAATAAAAAAGATGGTGAAGCAGAAATAAATATAACACCTGAGGCTGACAATGCTGATAAGCAGGATAGTTAAAGAAAATTTAGAGATTGATTCAAAGGCTTATAATGATCTAAGCCCTAAAATGAAAGACGCTATAGGTGATGTCTTTAAATTAGTAGAGAAATCTACTGGCGATATTATAAAAAGATTTGAAGGCGCTTGCGATAAAGTTAGCCAACATTATAATATTAATGTAATAGAATTAAACGATTACTTTGATAAAGAAGTAATTGAACAATTAGGAGAAAAATAAAAATGGCATACCAAGGCTCAATGAAACTCAAAGGCAGCTCAACATCTGCTGGTAGTTCTATCACAGCAAGTAATTTTGGCAGAGCTCACTTTGTAAGAGTACAAGCTCAAGCGGCTGCTAACACGGTTACTGTTAAACAATCTTCTACCGTTATTGGTACGGTAATTTTGGTAACAGCTGGCGATAGTATAATAATTGAAAAAGAAGAATCTCATACTATTGAAACTTCAGGTAACGCTGTAGGTTCAGCAGTATCTTCACCAAGATAATGACAATAACATCTACAAAGTTAGTTGATGATAACTTTAAAATTATGGTTAACGCTAATGGCGTTGGCGCTGAAGAAGATCAAAAGATTGTAGATGTAGAAGCGTCTAATAACGCTTCAAGTGAACCAAAAGTTTCTATTGCTAATTTACAATACGAAATTTTAGGTACAGGTAATGTTACTTTGTTCTTTGAAAAAAGAGCAAGTATTGATACAACAAAACAATTAATTATATCTGGCAGAGGCAACTATGGCCTGAAACCAGATGAGGGTAAAATTACTGATACAATTGGTAATATACTTTTAACAAGTGACTCAAGTGTCACAAAGTATAACATTGTATTAGAAACACATAAAGAATCGGGATATACAAAATAATGGCTGATACGGTAACAACACAAACAATAGCAGATACTTCAGGTGTAAAATTTGTAGCAAAACTTACAAACTTTTCTGACGGCACAGGCGAAACTTTAGTAAAAAAAATTGATGCCTCTGAATTAACTTTTATGACCGAAGACGGTAATAGAAAGATTAGTAAGATATGGTATTCAGTAAATACAGCTAATCCAAAATCGGCCGTTGAGCTAATATGGGATGGTAATACAAATGCTACAGCAATGTTTTTAAGTGGTCAAAGTCATTTTGATTTTAGACCATCAGGAGATGAGATACCTAACAATTCTACTACACCAACAGGTGATGTATTATTGTCAACTAAAAACTTTGCTAATGGTGATAATTACACGATAATAGTAGAGTTTAGATAAAAACTCTTATAAATATAAAGAGAGAGAAAAAATGAAGTTAATATCGGAAGAAATTTCACAAGCAGAATACTTGGTTGAAGAAACCAACGGAAAAAAAGACTACAAAATCAAAGGTGTCTTTTTACAATCTAACATCAAAAATAGAAATGGAAGAATTTATCCAAAAGAGATTTTGGTAAAGGAAGTGACTAGATATAATAAAGAATTTGTCAATAAAAAAAGAGCATTTGGTGAGTTAGGACATCCTGACGGACCAACTGTTAACCTAGAGAGAGTTTCCCATATGATTACGAAACTTTATCCAGACGGTGATAATTTTATTGGTGAAGCAAAAATAATGAATACACCATACGGTAAGATCGTAAAAGGTCTTATTGACGAAGGCGCTCAATTAGGGGTGTCAAGTCGTGGTATGGGTTCATTAATCAATAGAGGTGGCCGAAACTATGTAAAAGATGACTTTTACTTAGCTACAGCTGCTGATATTGTAGCAGACCCTAGCGCTCCAGACGCTTTCGTAGAAGGAATTATGGAAGGAAAAGAGTGGGTTTGGGATAACGGTGCTTTAGTAGAGAAAGATATTGAAGCCTGGAGAATGGAAATTTATAAGGCGAAAAAATTTGAGTTAGATGAGAAGAAAGTAAAAGTCTTTGAGTCATTTCTTAAAAAGCTATAATCTTATAAATATCTATAAATAAAAACAAAAATAAACGTTTATTTTTAAAGAGGAGACTTTCAAATGGCCGAAACAGAGAAAAAAATTGAGGCGATGGAACAAGAAGCTGTGGCAGAAGCAAATGCTGCTAATCCACAAGCGTCTGCTCCTACAAAGAATGCTGTAGCGGCTGAACCTATGAAAAAAGTAGGTGAGGCTGAGGACTTAGGTCCTGCGGTTGTAAAACCAACTGACAGTAATCCTGACGCTTCAAAAAAAATGAAACAAGTTTCTGGTGACGCTCAACAAAAAAACCAAGGTTCTGCTGACGCAATGCCAAAGTTAAAAGAGGGTTCAAAAGAAACGGCTGATGAGAAAGAAGACACTAAAAAAGAAATGATGAATGCTGACGATATGAAGAAAAAAGAAAAAGAAATGAAAGCTGGCTACAAAGAAGAAGTAGAAGCTGAAACTGAAGATTCTTTAGACATCAAATCTGATGTTGACGCTCTTATAGGTGACTCTGACTTATCGGAAGAGTTTAAACAGAAAGCTGCTACAATCTTCGAAACTGCTATTAAATCAAAAGTAAAAGCGGAATCAAAAAGATTAGAAGGCGAGTACGAAGAAAAACTTAAAGAAAATACTGAATCTCACAAAGCTGAAATGGTTGAAAAAGTTGATTCATACTTAAACTACGTAGTTGAAGAATGGATGAAAGAAAACCAAATCGCTATTGAGAGAGGTATCAAAGGCGAGATCGCTGAAGACTTCATAGGTGGACTTAAAAAATTATTTGAAGACCACTACATTGATGTTCCAGATGACAAGTACAATGTACTTGAAGATCAAGCTAGTAAAATTGAAGAACTTGAAAAGAAACTTAACGAATCAATCGACAAGAATGTTGAATTAAACAAAGCAAACGGCGACTTAAAAAGACAAGACATCATAGATGAAACGTCTGAAGATTTAGCTGACACTGCTAAGGAGAAGTTTAACAAACTTGCTGAAGAAGTTGAGTATTCGAATGAAGACGACTTTAGAACAAAAGTAAGTACGATTAAAGAGTCTTACTTTGGTAAAAAAGAAGTTAAAAAAGATGATGAGATAGATAATGTAGCGGCAGGTGAATCTTCTAACGAAGATTTATCAAATGCAATGGCTGCTTACGCTGCTGCTATTAGTAAAACCAAAGACATTAAGTTGTCGAAATAATAATACGGGAGAAAATAGATATGTATTTATCTGAAACTTACGAAAAAAAATGGCAGCCTGTATTAGAACACGCTGATCTACCAAAGATCACGGATTCATACAAGCGTGCCGTTACTGCGACTATCTTGGAAAACCAAGAAAGAGCATCAAAAGAAGATAGAGCTTTTTTAAACGAAGCTGCTCCTGCTAATGCAACAGGTTCATCTGTTGACAATTGGGATCCAATCCTAATTTCATTAGTAAGAAGAGCTATGCCAAACCTTATCGCTTACGATATTGCTGGTGTACAACCAATGACTGGTCCAACTGGTCTAATCTTCGCAATGAAGAGCAGATTTACTTCAAACTCTGGCACAGAAGCCCTATTCAATGAAGCAGATTCAGATTTCTCTGGAACTGGTACTCATAGTTCTGCTGCCCTAAACCCAGGTTTAATGAACGATACTACAACTAGTGTAACAGCTGGTACTGGTATTGCAACAGCAACTGCTGAAGCAAGTTCATCTTTCGCTGAAATGGCATTTAGTATTGAGAAATCTACTGTTACTGC